GGAATGATACGGAAGTCACGTTCTGTTAAAGATTGCTCCCCAGCTTGTTTTCTAGCATGTGCCACAATCATAAACGTCACATACTTGTCGTGCTTCATATCTAAAGTATTTCTAAGGCTAGTAATTCCTCTTAGGACTTCTGCCATTGGTTGGTTTGCAATTAAAAGTAGAAATAAATAAAAAAATATCATCTAATATTGACAACGATAAATAATTTTGGTATAATAGTATATATAGAAATAAAGGAGAACTAGCAAATGGTAGTTAAATTAACGCAAAAACAAGCTGATTATCTTGAAACGTTTCAAGAAAAAGAACGAGCAATTCATTATATCTCTCGCTGGGGCTGGAGCTATCCGCTTTTAGACGGTAATGGAAAAGTTTATGGATCAGAAAAAGAACCATTTAAACAAGACGAAAAACTAAAAATGTTTGAAGCTATTATCAACGGTTATGAAGTTATTGAACCTAAATTTAAGTTTTATAACTTTTCTGATAGTAGTGGAGGAACTCCATTATATTATGCAGGTTTAACAAATGAACTAAAGGGAAATAAAAAATATGCACTCGAGGTTAAAAAAGATAGTGAAGAATATAAAGCCTTGCTAACTTTAGGTTTCATTGAAGAAAAAGTATGATAACATCTTTTGAAGAACTAGCTGAAAGGCGATTGATAACTCTTAATTATCATAAAAAAGATAGCCAGCAGTATATCAATAGCTTAAATTATTTTGAATATGCTAGAATGTACTTCGAGAAAAATGGCTTTCCTGAAGATAACAGGCGAGTTTATCAAAGCGGTAAGCGAAAAGGTCAAAAAGTTGGCTGGTCTGATAAAGAGGAAAAACAGCAAAAAGAAGACATCAGGAATTTCATATATGAAAAGCAACTACAAAAGTTTAAGGGCAGAAGAAAAAGCTAGTAAGCATTATGCTAGAGGTGTCAGAAAGCTGTCTAAAGAGCTTGAAGAGATGAACGAGACAAAGTATAGGGCTGGGCCTAACGAGTGCTTATATGGCTTGATAAATGACTTGTGGAACTATTGGGGCAAAGGTTGGATCCTGCCTATGCTTAAGTATAATATTGAAATTACAAGACAAGGGAACGTATTTATCGTGGAAAGAGGAGAAAATGGAAACAATGTATGAAGAACTAAAAAAATGGTCGTTAATGTACCTAGAATTTAATGAAGTAGATGATACAAGTAAGAAAGGCAGGCTTTACTTCGGACATTTGTTTAATACTTTATCAAAAGAATGTGCATCAGATTTTGACTTCTCTGAATATGGTCGTGAGCAAGTAGAAAAACTTAAAAGCCAAGGCTGGAAAGAAGAGGTTATCGAATGAGCGTATTTGAAAAATTAAGCGTCATTAATGTAAATGATAAGAAAAGCAAAAAGAATAATTTAGATTATCTTAGTTGGGCATTTGCGTGGTCTGAAGTTAAAAAAGTATATCCTGAAGCTAATAGTAAAGTTTATGAAAATGAACAAGGTTTAAACTATCACACAGACGGTCGTACAGCATGGGTCAAAGTTGGAATGACTATTGAGGGCTTAGAACATATTGAGTATTTGCCTGTTATGGACTATCGTAACCAATCTATCCCGCTTGAAAAACTGACTTCTATGGACGTAAATAAAGCCATTCAGCGTGGACTGGTTAAGGCGATCGCTCGTCATGGATTAGGATTATATATCTACGCAAATGAAGATTTACCTGACTTGACAGAAGAACAGAAAGAACTGGAAGCCGAAAAGCAACGACTTAGAGAGATTCAACCAGCGCTAAAACGAGCTGAAGAACTTGGATATCCTAATATGGAACTACTTAAAGCAAAGACAAAAAAAGAAATCTTTGATATCATGACAATTTGGAAAGCAACAGAGGGAAAATAAAAAATGGCAATCATCACAGTTACAGCACAAGTAAACGAAAAAAATACACGTACAGTAAACACAGCAAAAGGCGACAAGAAAATTATTTCAGTTCCTTTATTTGAGAAAGAAAAAGGCTCTAGCGTAAAAGTTGCGTACGGTTCAGCGTTCTTACCTGACTTCATTCAATTAGGGGACACAGTAACGGTCAGCGGTCGTGTACAAGCTAAGGAATCAGGCGAATACGTAAATTACAACTTTGTTTTCCCTACTGTTGAAAAAGTATTTATCTCTAATGATAATGGAAAGCAAGCACAAGCTAAGCAGGACTTATTTGGAGGAGCTGAACCGATTGAAGTTAATTCGGAAGATTTACCCTTCTAATGGAAAGTTGGTTTCATGTACACAGCAGAAGAGAGAGAGCAAATTATCGACATCGTGGATAAAATGACCTTACTAAGACAAGACTTTGACGGGGCTTTCACTTGGATCAAGGAAAACGTGGCAATGCCATTTGACTTTGACGGGGAACAGCAATTTATATCAGACTTGAAGCAGTTAGTTAAAATTAACGCTTTGAAGTTTGGTAAAATATATGAAGGAGTGCTAAAATGACAACATTAAGAGAATTACACAAAAAACTTAAAATCAAGCAGACACTTGATAACTACGTACGAAATACAAATAAGAAATACAAGTATAATCTTGTCCCTGATGAAATTCTTGGCGACGGACTGGCTAAACTAATCGAGCTTAACACGCAAGGAAAACTTGGACGACATGCACAGCAAATTGCTTACATTAACCATAATTTGAGCATACAGCGACAAAAGGAACGACTGGAACAAGCTAACGAACGACTTGCTAAACGTGCTGAGAAAGCTCAAAAATTGCTTGACACTGAACTTCTGAAAGATAGTTACATCGAAACGCTTGAAATGTTTAGTAAATACCATTCAGCAAAATATAATATGTGGGACGAACCAGAAACTCCAACTAAAGTGATTGAGTTCATGGAAAAAAACGGTGTGAAGCAAGGTAAATGGTTACGTCATGAAGGAGTTGACGCTTGGTTCAAAGAACGAATCATCTGGTTCAAGAATAAATTGAAAGAGGCTTAAATGGATAATATTATAGAGTGTATTCATTGTAATAGCAAAAATGTGATTTCTCGCGATTATAATAATGATTATGTATCATTTGAATGCTTTGATTGCGAAAAATATTTTACGGTAAAAGATTAATATTAAAAATAAAAACTTTAGGCTTGACGGCTTAGAGTTTTTTTGATATACTTAGTACATCGAGTTAAGGAAAGAGGTAAAATGATGAAATTTTATAATAAGTGTGTATGTTGTGGAGAAAAAATAGAAGTATTCCCAGAAGAATACGACTGCTTGGAAGACTTAGACGAGCCTATGGTTTGTTCAGAAGAATGTAATGAAGAGATGGAAGCTAAACAATGGAACTGATTATTTGATTCAAAATAAATTGAAAGAGGCTTAAATGATTGAAAAGGTTATATTGCACACTATTGAAAAAGAACTAAGAGAAAAAATGGAAGCATTTGATGGAAGTGAAGAAAGTTATATAATTGCTGGTAAATGGCTTCAAAAAAATGGATACAAAGTGCTAAGTGGATTTTATTGGCTTCCCCATATTTATAAAAAGTAAACAATAACATCATATAAAACTTTAGGCTTGACGGCTTAGAGTTTTTTTGATATACTTAGTACATCGAGTTAAGGAAAGAGGAAATACAATGACAAAAGAAAAAGCACTTGAAAAAATTGAAATAATTTATAAACTTAACGGCGATTTTGACCATGCTACTGAGTATATAAGTGGTTTATACGGGTTGACGCCTGACTTTTGGAAAGAAAACTTTGACTTTATAAGTAATAAGATGATTGCCAAATACCCTAACTTGTACTATGGAGGTATCGTCTAATGGAGTTAGTCGAATGCCAAACCTGTGGAAGTCACTCAATAACTAATGGTAAGTGTGATTATTGTGGCAACCAGTACGAAGTAAATGAAGACAAAATATTTTACGGTAATCCAACAGAAGATGATTCATCACTAGAAGAAGATATAACTAAGCAGAAAGAAATAACTTTTGAACATGGAAATAAAAGAGGAGACAAAGTATTGACTGTTATGCTTTACTTATTATTCTTTATAGTTTGGTTTGCTGTAACTGTATTTATTCCACCATTATTTATTATAACAATTATTTTATTAGCAGTTTATGGAAGTTATTGCTTGATAAATAAGAATAAATAGTATATAATAGTATATAGAATAAAGGAGAAATAAATGAGTATTGAATCAGTAGTTGGTAAAATTATTATAATAGCATTAGTTGGAATTGGACTACATGCTTTTTTTACATTAGTTGACCTGATTAGAACGAAAGGAAGTAAATAATGAGTAAATACTTTAATGATAAAAGATATTGCCATTGCTTCGATATTCCAACGAGTGACGGTTTAGGAGTTTGCAAAGATTGCAGAGGATTCACGAACATCTGTTATAGTTGCGATCGCTGTTTGCACTGCTGGTTTACATCGCAGATTGAACTATTTACTGAATATGATGAACCTAAGTTGCTGGCACTTATAGAAAAATGGAATAAATTTTACCAAACTAGAAAGACGAGGAATTTTAATGCTTAAGTTAGACGAGAAGAAAATTAGAAAAGGTAGCCCATTCGGACTGCCATATCAAGGGAGTAAGAAAAAGATAAGCAAGAAAATAGTTGAAATTATTAAACAGAACTTTGGCACAGACAAGCCGATATACGACATCTTCGGAGGTGGTGGAGCAATTACAGCTGAATGTATTTTAAATGGTTTAGAAGTCCATTATAATGACTTAGACAAGGATATAACTAACGCTTTTGAACGGGTTATTTCGCAAGATCGTGAGTGGATTAAGACTCTTATTG